AGATAGTTACAGTCCTTGTCATTGATATAATTGATACACTCATCAATCAGTTGATGGGAAGTAGACGGATTCAAATGATTCTCCTCGTAGTACGCGAGCATGACGTTCTGCACGTTCAGGAGTCTGCCTTGCCCACCTACTATCCATTGCTTCTTGTGCTGCCAAGTGGTTGTCACCAGATATCAGTGCTTCCCACATTTTCTCAAACTTCAGGACACCCACTGTACCCATCTGATACGCCATTGACAGTACTACTACTCTCTGCTTGTCACCAAGCTGGTCGTATGCGAACCCGTACTTGCTCTTGCTTAGGCGCATGTCGATGACTGCTACCTTAGAGCGTAGCCACTCTTCAGCTGTCTCTAGTGATACAGTGATTGGAAAGTCCATAGGGTTCTGACCTAGCTGGCTATGTAGCTTAGTGCCTAGACCAACAGTTACATACCCTTCTGTGCATAGGTAAGGACGGCTTCTGAATCCCTCTTCACGCTTTAATATTGCTTCTATTCTCATAGCGTCTTTACTCCAAGTTGTTATTTCTTTCCAAGGTACGCTTTCGCTAACATCTGTATGATAGGTGAAAGAAGTTTGCGGTAACCCCACACTGACGCTAACATCAGGCCGAGGGCTGCTTGATACCACTGGGGCATCCCTTCCAATGCTTGAAAGCCAGCCTTGATATGTGGCAATGCCGGTGGCCAGAATGCAAATATTGCTGGCGATAAGAATACATAGAATGATATATCGTCCATTAGACCAGCATTTGCTCGTGCTTCTGTATCTGCTTGAATCTCTGATAACTCACCTCTCTCGATAGAATCTACTTTAGCTTTAGTTAGGGCTGCACGTATTTCCTGCTTACCCTTGATGACAGCGGTTATAGGACTTACAAGTGATGATAAGAATGGTAGTATTGCTGTTAGCATAGTTGCCTCAAATAGGAAAGCCCCACCGAAGCAGGGCATGTGTTGTTAGAATTGAATCTCTTCCTCTGGTGCTGTGTACTCAATTGGTGGTAGCTCAGCAACAGGCTCAGCTTGAGGACGACCAGCATCACAGTAGCTAAGGAAGGAAGTGATTACGTTGATCTTGCCAACAGCGTTCTTGCTACCAGCTTCAAGGCCAAGGTAGTCACAGTACTGTCGTGCAAGGTTAAGATTTTCTGCGCCATTGTTAAACACAGCCAGTGCAACTTGAGCATCTGCCTGAGTAGGAAACAATACTGCTTTACCGTCGATCTGTGCTGCGTACTGACCGAATACTTCAATGATTTCATTTGACATAAGAGTTCTCTCTATTTTAAGGGTTTGTAAATATTAGTGCCTACACTGGGCACCGTTCTGTGGAAGTGTAGGACTAGGTTATAGCTCTTCAGCTATCCTTGTCGGGGAATGCTTTCTTGTACAAATCTTACCATAAGATAGATTATAAGAACTGACACTGCTACCAATCCGATTGAGTACCAGACTACTTTTTGCAATACACTTACTATAAATCTATCCATAGGTCACCTAGTTGAATTCAAAAGGGGTTTTCGAGGCAAACTATAATATGAATTAGCCAGTCTTTTCTTAGCTCTAGCTGTTCGTCCTCGTAGTGTGGTACATTACTATACGTATCAATAGTACTTAAACCCACAGACGCAGGAATTGGGAAGGTTTCATCACCTGAGTATTTGTCCCAAGCTTTGGTTATTTCTTTAATCTTATCCATCTCTTTACGAACATCTGAGTGGCTAGTGATTCCATCTTGCTTTTCTTGTAGTTTAAGCAATTCACTAGTGATGTTGGCACAAAGTCCGAATGCTGGCGAGTCGAGACGCCTGTAGTTGTAGGTTATCTTGTACAATAACACGTACAGTACACTTATTAGTCTGTCATTATCCATCTAGTTCTCCTTCAATGGTTACGTTGTCAGTAGCTCTGGTTACTGCTGTGTAAGCCAGTCTAGCTGCTTGTTCTTTGTCACGACAGCCGTTAATGTCATACAGATCTACTAGTACATGCTTGAGCGTAGTACCCTGTGACTTGTTAACTGTCATTGCGTATGTAAACCTGATATCTGCACACGCTTCCTTTAGTGCGAAGAAGGATCTCCACTCTTGCTTAGCTGCTAACCTGAACTGTTCTGCTTCACCCTGATCTTTGGTGGCTGTGGCAGTTGAGGCATACTCCTTAGCAATATTGGCTATCATCTTTAGTCGGTCAGTTAGCTTCTGAGGACTCTCAGGAACAAAGACACGTTCTGGCAGTGTCTGACCTAGCTCATCTATGAACAGCACATAAGCACCCTTCAGTCCATGAGTTTCTGTTGGTTCTACCTCTTTGACAACTACCTTCTGATTGTTCTTGAGTAGTACATTGTCACCCAGCATGTTAGACACACCGGCATTGGCTACCATCTCTTCACCTACTAGCGGCGTGGAGGTTGATAGTCCGAGGACTTTCTTTCTGATCTTTCTGTTGAGGTTGAGACATCTTTTGTTTGTGAATGCCAGCACTTTGACCTGCTTGCTTGTGCCATCTTGGATCGCTGATTTAAACGCTTCGATTGCATTCTCTTCGATATCATCTGATACTGTCACTCCCTTGCGTGAACCCGGACTAAGTACTGTGCGTAGCTTGGGCTGTCTGAACCCGTCTACAGTTTTACGATAAGCCATTGACAATGCGTAGATAGCATCACCAGTATTTACACGCTTTGGTATTGTGAGCTTCAGGTACGTACCAGTAGATCTATAAGCTGGTATGCACATCTCTTCACCTTCCTTAATTACAGGGAAGCATTGCTTGTGGTCACCTATGTACAGGATTCTTGCATTAGCTTCACTAGCCTCTTGCTCAAGTAACCTGCACTCTTCATGACCCATCAGTCCTGCTTCGTCTACTATGACAACCATGCCACTGTGTAGCTTAGGCTTAGCAGACTTGTCCCGCATATTTGGTGTACTTACATACTCCTCGCCAGTTTCCTTGTTAATCTGAGGAACCCAGCCCATCAGAGCGTGTAAGGTAGTGACAGGTCTGCCAATGAAGCCTTCAAGAACCTCAACTGCCGAGTGAGTCATGGAAGTTATGACCGGATCGTAGTTAGATTGCTTGATTATGACCTCATCTATGAGAAACTTAGCAGAGTAGGACTTGCCAAACCCTGCACTAGCCCACAGACCTGCTGATAGCTCTGGTTTACCGTTAAGCCAAGCCTCGAACTGCTCAGCTACCAACACTTGATCAGGATACAAGCCTTGTGCGTTTGTTGTATCCATTGTCATCTCCTATTCCTCTATTACTTTAGTTAGACAGATTTGCCTAACACCATTTTCAAACACTGTGTGCCTGTTGTAGCTGATCTCACCCACTGCTGCAACGAACACGTACTCTTGAACCTCGAAGAAACCATTACGGCCGTCGAAGAAGAACCTAACATTGATCTCATTAATTCCCATTACTCACCCCTTAGCTCTGCAATGCAGTAGCAAACAATGTACACTGACGCAAGTACTGCCACGTTTTCTAAAGTTATTGCTGCCATTATTCAATCCCCACTAATAGATCCTGACATACATCCGCTAACATTGCGTGGAATGCTATGAAGTTTAGTATGCCATCGATACCTCTGCGTTCGTACATTACGTTAAGGTCAACCCCGTAGTCAACAAAGACATCATCGTTGTCAGAGTTCTCAATGATGTCGGCAGAGTAGTAGTACCAGATGTTCCACTTGTGACTATCAACTATTTCGTGTGCTATCCCGTAGACATCATTACCATACTCTTCTACTTCATCTTTTACTTGCTCAACTATTTCTGCTATCTCTTGCCAGTACTCGCTTGCTGTAATATAGCTCATTAGATTCTCCACTTACATTTAAGTTCTTGTCTGCTTACTCGTACACGTACCTTGCACTCTTCAGCCACTCTTAGATCTATCTTGGGCTTGCTAGTGCTGGTGCCGGGAGTAAACTCTATGCATGAACAGCCAGTTGTTAGCAATAGTACAACCACTGCCACTGCGCTGTTCAATGTCCTGTGCCTAAGTCATGCCTAAGCCAAACTTTGTGATCTCTTGCACATCTCCTAAAGTCTCTACCGTGTGGCCTTATCTTCTCGATTGTGCCATCTCTCTCAAGTGCTACTTTGTACGCTTTGATGTGACAGATCTCGTGAAGTATTGTGTTCTCTA